TCCCGGTTGGCGTTTAAAAGGGATCACTAATGGTATAGCTGGTTATTGGCGCTGGAAATGGAACGCGCCTGATGACGACTCCGATACTTTGTTCTTTCCTCGTATAGATGGCCTTGTAGGAGAGTCTTTAGTGTTACGATCAAACAATATAACCCCAGAATCGGATATTTTAATATCTGACTTTTTAATAGTTTTTTCAACGTGTACCCGCAGCTAATTATTGGAGTAGTATTATGGCTTTTCAATTCTCAACAGGGCTTAAAAACGGCATCCTTGGCATAAACTCATTGGACTCATTGCTGACTGATGGTTATATCAGGCTTTATGGAGGCACCGTACCACCAACCGCTGATTCCACAGTGGGTGCTGGTAATACGCTACTGAATACATATTCTAACGCGGGTGCTTTAGGCGCAGGCAACGGATTAATTTTTGGTGACCCTGATGGCGGAACTATAAGCAAAGACTCAGGGCAAATTTGGTCTGGTGAAGCTCTTAATTCCGGCAGCGCCACCTTTTTCCGTTTTGTTCCTCAAGCTGATACTGGTTCGGATTCAGTAACAGCAGTGCGCATTCAAGGCACTGTCGGCGGAGCAGGTGCCGATATGTTTGTGCAAAGCACCGTGATTGTTGAAGACACTAATTACACTATAGATTACTTTACTATAGCTATACCTTCAGAATAACGTATCTTGCGGAGTATAAATTACCAATGGATACCGAACCACCAGTACGTAATTTTACCGTTACAAAAACGAAGGATATTGGCGGCTCTGACTCGGCGGCCACAGCATTTCAAGGGTATCTATGTGAGTTAGCGGTTAAACCACCAAACCTACCACGACCAAAGGCAGCCAAACGCCAACTGGCACTTCCACTCCCACCCCGTCCCAATGCGCCGCCGGGGTACAGATGGGTAGAAGTTGGCCCTGATTACACGCCGCCGCTTCACATACCGATCAATATCCGCCTTACTTGCATAAGATACGATGGTTTTATGGACTGCTTGTACGCTTCGACCAGCTATCCTCCCGGCCAACTTTCGTGGCGCAGACTCTACCTAAATGGGGATATTTACCCACCCGACGAGACCAAAGACAAAAGCTCATTTAAGACATACGGAGGCCCCGGCTACTGGCGAGAAGAAGATAACAGCGGGTTTAATTGGGACGGCAACGGCCCCGGATTTGATTTCGGCCCAGAGCCGTCTCCGTGACTAATACAACCTGTTTGAAAGGAACGCCGCAATGACATCCTTATTTGAGCCAACCGCCCAGATTACTGGTTTGTACCCACCAGTTGCAATTCATGGGGACTCTGCGGTGGGGTTTAGCGCACCTACGTATGCCAGCGGACTTTCACTAACACCGATTATGCAATCCGCAGAACTATTGTTTCTTACTCAAGTCGAAGATGGTGAGTGGTCAATAACTCAGACTATAACACCCCCGCCAAAGCAGGATGAGTCTGGCGAACTCCTCGACTCCGCGTGGCAGTATGCGGACATGGGCCAAGGTGTTTGTGGGGCTATAGGGAGCTATCAAGGCGGTGAGCCTTGGTTATTTGTCTATGAGATAGGGGTTAACGGATCGTGGGTTCTAAACTATTCGACTGAAATCATGGGTGGAAGTGTGCAGGGAATAAGCGTTGGCCCCACTGTAATAGCTATTAAATTTAGACTAGTAGAGTAACAGAAGGCAAAAATGTCGGTACTAAGAAAATTCGTTAAAATCTCTGGCGGGAGCTGGCAAAATGACGGCAGTATTCTGCCACCCGGAAACGCGGATAGTGGAGGGTTTTCCGGGGGTTGGCCAGATGCTATGGCAGTAGCAGAAGATGGCACAATTGTAACAAGCTACATAAATACCGGTGAAGTGTTTGTTCACCTAGATGGTGACCCAAACTATATTCCTGCACACACACTTTACAACCCAGATCAAGATGGCCGAGCAGCGTCTGCTGTCGGCATTGGCACTACAGTTATTGTGACGCAAGGCACAGAAGGCCCCGCGCAGGTTTGGGCACAGGATGATAGTGGTTGGGAATTTGTTGAAATGATTGGTGACATGTACTTCGAGAATAACGGAGTTTTTGTTTCACCTGACGACAAGACGGTAATACTAAGCCACGCATCAGAGCAAGGCCCTATTGAGGTTTTTACGGCAGATGGGACAGGAGAGTTTAATGCCGAACAAACAATTACTCTTGATAGAGATGAACCAGTATTTCCACTATCAAAATGGAAGTTTATGGGTGCTGGCGGCTACCAGCTTATTCTAAGCTCAGTTTACAGAGACCCTTCACTCGACCCGAATATATACAAGTATTCTGACCCTGTAGCTTTTATTTACTCACAACAACCTCCAGCGCCAGAGACGATGTTTTGGTGGAAGTCGCTTATATATGCAAGTCAGACAGAAGGCCCTGCTCCAAAAGTAGACCCCGGCCCCGGCCCCGGCCCCGGCCCCGACCCCACCCCAGACTTGCCCGTAGCCCCATTCTTACCTGAATGGGCAGACGATGGCACACCTCGCGGAAGTTTGGTAAATCTTAGCATCGTAGACCCCGGCTCTGTTGCTAGGCTGGCTGGCATCGGTGGGATTTACGGTGAAGTAATGTACACTAACGGACAAGGAGTTGGCGGCCTTCTAGTCACTACCTATAACTCTTTAGGTCAGTTAGTGGGCATTTCGTCAGAAGAAGATAATGAGTTGTACGAGATGCAGTACCAAGTAGGTGACATTCTTGTACCTATGGTTTGGTTTTACAATGATGAAGATCAAAACTGGAAAGACATAGACACATATCCGACAGTACGGGTAGATAGCGTATCGGTGAACCCCTTCGGCCCTGCATTAGACTCTCAGTGGCAACCGTATGATCTAAAGCTAGTGACGGACGGCATTTTGCCTGACGGGGCTGTTGATGGTACGTATAACATACCCGTACTTCCGGCAGCAGGTCAGCTAGGGACTGGTGCTTTGTATCGAGAAACAATAGTTGACGGTCAATTTGCAAACTATGGGTACATACAAGTACTAGAAGGCTTTGCAAATTTCGATCAGGGCTACCTCACTGGCGAGCTTTATAAGCTAGACCTCTCAGTAATCACCGGAATCACCGAAGTTGGAAACCAGTATGTACAAATAGGAGGTATGTACCTTATGGAAGATGACGAGGGCGGCGGAGGTTTTCCAGACGATGACTAATACAACCTGTTTAAAAGGAAGACCTATAGCTGGCGCAGCGTACACCGGAAGTAGTGCTTGGACGGGGGGTGCCAGAAGCATCGTAGAGTTTGGGGGTGACTGTTGGTTTGGATGGGAATATTCCCCTTTATCAATAGGGGTCATAGTAGGTTTAGCTAACGAAGATACTGGAGCGCGTTACAACGATATTACCCACGCTTTTCGGTTTGATCGCAACAAATGGGGTATCCTTGAGTCAGGCGAAAGAAAAACACCCTCAAAGTCGCTCTTAGAAGGCGACCGTTTTTACGTGTACCGCTTTGACGCCCAAGTTGTTTATTGCATCCGTCCGGTGGGTACGCTCGAATCTAAATTATTTAACGACCCGCGCTTTCCGGGTTTGGTGCTTGCAGGCCCTATAGTATATGTCAGCACTGTTGGTTCTTATGGCATTGTGTTCTTAGACACTTCGTTGTACACCGTAGGCGATTTTGTTACTAACCCTGTAGGTTCAGAGTTTCGTTATTACGCAGGTGCCGAGAACGACAGAAACATAAATGACGACAGCCCTTTAACGGCAACTATAGCTTCGATTAGCGGTGAACTAGAGTTTAGTTTGCTTGCAGGCGATGCGACAAACACTGTAATTAACGGCGATTTAGTTTTTAGTGGGGTAACAAATAGCGTTTCTGACATAGGCGCATCAGGCGAGCTAAAATTTACAGGTTTGGCTTCTGACACAGATTTACAAACTCGCGTTGTAGGGTCTTTGATCCTAGAAGGGTCAGCCTCACAGCAAGGGCTAGTGTCTACAATCTCAGGCGCAGTAGGGTTTTTACGGTTTCAAACCGAAGCTCGCACTTCAGATGCCAATGCTGGCGCAATCGGCTACATGTATTTTAATGGCGCAGCAGGAGATCAGTTGTATGCAGGCTCGTTTGGCGAGCTGAAAATAATTGGCATTACACAGACATCAACGCAAGACAACAGTTTTTTCGTGTTAATGACCCTTAACAATCCCCCCGGCGCTGTACAGGTAGAGATAGATATTCAGGACACGTTGTTGTTGATAGACGACTTTAATTTTTCTGTTGTTAGTAACATTGTAGAGCCTGTTTACGTCAGCGGTGCAATGCTTACATTTGCCGTAACGGCAGTAGAGCTGCTAGACCAAGCTATGCTGTTAGCCACGGTTTCTACTAAACAAACCTCAGCCTTAACTGACACACTTAGTATTCAGGACACATGTAGCCTTCTTGGTGTAATCCAGATAGCGGAGGAGTTAGTCGCTAACGACTCTGTTCAAAACTTGTATCACGGCGTTGTGCAAGTGCTAGCCTCTATGCTCATGGCGGACAGTGAGCGCACTAGTTATCCGTTTGTAGTCCAAGAGTATGTCACTTTTTCTGAAGAGGCCCTAACCAAAGCAACCTACTTAGCTGAGCAATTAGAAACTATAATGGCTACAGCCGTAGTACAGAATGTACTTACAATAGTAGTTGACGAGACTGCCGAGCTAATGGCGGCAGATTCTATAGAGCTTACTGCTAAATTATTTGCAGAGCTGTTGGACACTGTAGATATATACACGTTATTTAAAGTCAATGATGATCTGTCACAAGCGTGGGTTATGAATACGGAAGCAGGTATGCCTATTTCCGAGTACGATAACTACCTATTTACGTCTATGACTACCTTTAAAGGTCGGTCTTTCGGTACTACAGATAGTGGGTTATTTGAACTAGAAGGTGACACAGACATAGGCGAGCCGATTACCGCGCAAGTAGAAAGTATGATGCTTGATTTCGGCACTAGCCGCATGAAACGTATACGCACGGCGTACATGGGGTATACTTCTTCAAATGAGCTAGTATTGAAAGTCATGTCTGTAGATGATGGTGAGCTGTTTGAGCATTGGTATAAAGCTAGTCCAGTAGGCTCAAACACTGCACCTAGAACTGGAATGGTGGAAGTAGGGCAAGGTTTGAGGTCAAGATACTGGCAGTTTGAGCTAACAAATGTAGATGGTGGTGATTTTGAGCTTGATGTACTTGAGCTGTACCCACTGTTTTTAGGGAGGAGAGTGTAATGGCGGTAATTAATTGCAACAGCCCCGGCGGTGGATTCCCCGCTCAGGATACCGTTACAGAGCAGTTTGATTATTTTACTGATCTAGTTAATGAGTACGTAAAAACTGCGGACGAGTTTTCTCAAGTATTAGCTGACTTTACCATTACCCCTGTGAACCTAGACCCTATTACATGGGCTAGTGGTAGTCAGTACGTGCCTTTTACAACCCCTGCCGATCCCGGAGCCTTTAATGAGCCGGGAAGAAATTTCAGCGTATCACCACCTTCGGCACCGGGAATTTCAAATATAGATACGTCCGGTTTAAATGTGACTGTACCTACGGATAACTTACCTAACAGCCCTACTGTTAACATACCAAATCCACCGTCTATAACTATACCCCCGCCTCCGGTATTAACCTTACCTCCGGTGCCTGTAGAGCCTACAGTCGGAGATGTACAGATACCTGTATTTGAAGGCGTAACATTACCTGACGTACCAACCCTAATAGGACTTAACTTACCTACCGCGCCTACAATAGACATCAAAGATTTTAATGGTGTCGCGCCAATAGTAACTGCCCCAGTAGCAGTTCAAGATCAGTATATACAGGATTTTGAATATTGGTTCAGTGGTATGTCCGCCGATATTATAGGCGAGGCTCAGTCTGTCGGTGCCACAGCTCAAGTTCAGCGCATGTTTGGAGGTGGTACAGGGCTACCACCCGCCATAGAGCAAGCCTTGTTTGACAGGGAGATTGGCCGCGAAGAAGTATCTAGTCTGCAAGCCGTTAACCAATCTGAGCAAGAATGGGCGGCGAAAGGGTTTGATCTTCCGGGGTCTACCTTACTGGCCCGTGTGCAAGAGATTAGGCAGAAGAACCGTATGGAGCGTGGCCGCGTTAACCGCGAGATTTCTATACAGTTCCACAATCAAGAAATTGAGAACCTAAGATTTGCTGTCGCAGAAGGTGTTAAGCTAGAAGGGCAGCTATTGACGGCGCAAGCTCAGATAGCGGGGGTTGCGCAGTCGCTGGCTAATGGTCACGCTGCGGTCATGCAAGGCATATTTGATTCTCTAATAAACTATACAAACTTACAGATAGAGTTGTATAAGGCAGATATAGAGGTTTATAAGATTGGCTTAGAAGCAGAGCTACTAAAACTGCAAATATATAAGACAGAAGTAGAGGCCGCCAGCCTTGTTCAAGATATTAACAAGAGCTATGTGGACATATACGTAGCGCAGATAGCCGCAGTTGAGACTAGCGTAGATGTATTTACCGCAGAAGTGGGTGCGGCAGAGGCTCAAATAAAAGCAGAAAACTCTAAAATTACTATTTTCCAAGGTCAAATAGACGCTTACGAAGCGCAGGTAAATACGTTAAAAGTTAGAGCGGACATATACGATACCGAAGTTGGCGCACAAAAGACTATTTCTGACGTATACGTTTCTCAAGTAAACGCCGAAGAAGCTGAAGTTAAGATATACTCAGCCCAAGTAGACGCTTATAACGCAAGAATAGGCGCGTACAGATCAGAAGTAGAGGCTGGGGCAACCAAAGTAAACGCTCAAGTTAGTGTAGAAGAAAGCAAAACACGGGTTTACAGTGAAAATGTGACCGCTTGGCGAGCCGGAATATCCGCCGACACCGCTAATATAGAAGCTGCCGTTAATGTTTATCAGGCCGAATTGCAAAAATATACTGCGCTATTAAGCGCCGAGCAGTATAGAGTAACTGGAGAAGCTCGTAACGTAGAGCTGAACATAGCTGAAGAAAGGGACAAAACTGATTTGGCACTTAAGCAGGCGGATCAGGCTATAGAACAATTAAAACATACTTCGGCATTAGGACTAAGCGCTACCGAGACAGCAGCTAGAGTAAACGCTCAATTAGCAGCTTCTGCGATGAGCGCCGTAAACGTAAGTGCAGGGATCAGCTCAACGACATCTGGCTCAACATCAGATAGCCGTTCCTGCACAACCACCTTCACATCGACTAACTAGGTTAGGATATGGCATCAAGTGCATTAGGTTTAATACGCATTGTCTCTAACTCTGAGCTGGTGAAGCAAGAGCAAGAAGCTGAGAAAGCCGCTCAAGAGGCCAGAGACAAAAATAACAGCCCTTTACTGCAAGGGCTTTCAAAACACGTTACAGAAGCGTGGGAACAAGCGCGTGACGCTAAAAACTCAGTTTTACCTAGATTACAGCGTGCGCAGCGTGCCAGAGTAGGTGAGTATGACCCTGAAAAACTGGCGCAGATAAAATCGTTCGGTGGCTCTACTGAGTATGCCCGTGTTACAGCAAACAAGATTCGCATCGTCGAGGCGTGGTTACGTGACGTATATAATGGTCAGACAGACCAGCCTTGGCAAATTAACGCCACACCTAAGCCAGATATCCCTGAAGATGCCGAAGCTCAAGTACAAGAGATGGTGTCAAAGCAAGTAGGTGAAGCGTTTGCAAAGACAGGGCAGATGCCTGACCCAGCATCCGTAAGGGCGCAGATGGCCGCCGAGATGAGCAGGTTTGAGGAGTCTCTAAAGGAAGCTGCGGGTGATACTGCTAAACGCATGGAAAAACGCATGCACGATCAGCTACAAGAAGCTGGTTTTAATAACGTGCTGGCAAGCTACTTAGGCGACTTAGCTACTTACCCTGCCGCAATTATGAAAGGCCCAGTCCTCCGAAAGCGCAAAGTGTTGTCTTGGGAGTCTGTTGATGGTGAGGCCCCTACACCCAAAGTAGAAGATGCCATAGTCACAGAGTTTGAGCGTGTCAGCCCTTTCCGAGCATACCCAGCGCCGGGGGCAGTAACGCCGCAGGAAGGTTATTTTCTTGAGCATCACACATTCTCACACTCTGATCTGTATAACTTAATCGGACTTCCGGGTTATGACGAAGAAGCCATCCGTGCCGTGCTGCATGAGTCAGAGTATGGCGGCCTAAATAACTGGCTTGGCTTTGAGACATTCGATGACGAAGGGCAGTCTGTAGCTGAAAGCCTACAGCGCACAGTTTTTGAGTACGATGCGCTGGAATATCATGGCCCAGTTTTAGGCAAAGATTTACTAGAGTGGGGTTTAGATCAAGAAGACGTTTCTGATCCTATGGCTATGTATGAGGCTTGTGTATGGTTGATAGGTAGCTGGGTAATTAAAGCGCAGCTAAACTATGACCCTCTCGGACAAAGACCTTACTATTCTACAAGCTACGAGGAAATCCCCGGAGAGTTCTGGGGTATGGGCTTACCTGACATACTAGATGATGTGCAGGGTGTCGTTAACGCTGCTGTGCGGTCGCTTAATAACAACATGGCAATGGCATCTGGCCCACAAGTTGCTGTAAACATTGACCGACTACCCGCAGGGCAGGACATAACAAACATAACGCCTTGGCATATATGGCAGGTAGAAGATAACCAGTTTGGTACTAACACCAGCAAGCCCATTGAGTTTTTTCAGCCTAACAGCAACGTAAACGAGCTACTTTCAGTAATTGAGAAGTTTTACCAGTTTGCAGATGACTTCTCTCTTGTGCCTAGATATATGGCTGGATCAGACAAAGTAGGCGGTGCAGGGCGTACAGCTTCTGGGCTTAGTATGCTGATGGATGCGGCCAACAAAGGTTTGAAAGGTGTAGTGTCCAATGTAGACACCAACGTAATCGCGCCCATGTTGACCAAGCTATATAACTACAACATGCTTTACGACAAAGACCCCACTATCAAAGGCGATGCACAAGTTGTAGCTAGTGGTGCTGTTAGCCTGATGCGCATAGAGTCTATGCAGCTACGTAGAAACGAGTTCTTGCAGGTAACAGCTAACCCAATAGACATGCAGATAACAGGTGTCGAAGGCCGCGCAGAAGTCTTACGTAGTGTGGCTAGTGGGCTTGATCTGAACACTGATAAGATCGTACCACCAGAAGAAGATTTGCAACAAAGACTGCAAGCACAACAAGCGCAAGCGCAAGTGGCTCAAGGTACACAAGGCGAGCCGCCTGCACCAGCGCAGGGGCAGCAGGGTTATAGTGCCAGCAAAGAAACGCTGCAAGATGGCTCTGCGACGACAGATAATTTCTCCCCCAACTCAATGACCCCTTGACACCATCTCTGTATTTGCGATGATAGTGTCAGGTAGCTGAGGAGTATGTGTGTTAAAGAAGCCTAGTAACGGAGAATTGTCTGAGTTAAAGCGTTTAAGTGGCACAGCCATTGAGCGTTACCTCCAGACAACACTTGAAGATACCAAGACTTCTTTAGTCGCCAACCCTGACATAGACACAATCCGTGTCTTGCAGGGACAAGCGCAAACACTATCTGACCTCCTTAAGTTTATTTCGTTGTAACCAACAGGAGTTACGTATATGTCTTCAAATGCAAAAAGGGCAGGACAGAAAGCTGATGATTTAATCAGAGCTAACGCAGCGGCGGCAGATGCCAAAGCTGACAATATTGCCACACCTGACACACCCGTTGAAATTCTAGCAGCCGAGCCAGTAGTGGCTGAGGTTATAGAGTTTGAGCAAGCAGTGCAGGAACCCGAAGCAGTAGACACTAATAGTGTGGACGTAAGCGCACTTGAACAGAAACTAGCAGATACACAGGCGGCACAAGCACAAGCCGACCAACGCTGGCGCAGTTTAGATGGGCAATTACGAGCAAAAGATGCACAAATAGATCGGCTCACTGAGTTAGTGGGCAAAATGACAACAGAACCCGCACAGCCTCAAGCACCACAAGGCGTGCAGACTTCTGACGCAGATGATTTTGGCACAGAGATGGTAGATTTTGTACAGCGATTAGCTGCTTCTGCCGCTCAAGATGCCGTAGGACGGCTAGCCCCTACTATTCAGGGGCTTACAAATGAAGTAGAAGTTGTCTCTAAGCACACCGCTAAGAGCCAAGCTCTCACATTTGAAGGTTTGCTAGATAAATTGTCGCCTTCGTGGTCACAATTAGATACAGACCAAGGGTTTCACGACTGGTTAGGCCAGTCACCTACAAGAAACAAACTATTTCTTGAAGGCGCACAAACCCAAGATGCCGAAATAGTATCTGACTTCTTTAACATGTATGCAGACACGTTGGACAGAGCTAGTACGCAAGTACAGGCTAAGGAAAACAAACGAGCAAACGAGCTAGAGAAACAGGTATCACCCGGAAAATCACGATCTACGGCAACAGCATCGGCTGCTTCTCCACCAGACCAAAAAAACTGGACACGTTCCGAGATAGCAGGTGCGTACAGCGAGTATAGCAAAGGCAACATCCCCGCTGATGAGTGGGGGCCTTTAGAAAAAGCTATAGCCGCAGCACAAGCAGAAGGGCGTGTGGACTACAGCACATAAACTTAAGCAGGTAACAAAATGGCATATCCAGCAGCAGCAGGACAACCAGCATATACTGGTGTATTTATACCAGAAATCTGGTCTACAAAGATGATCGAAAAGTATTATGACAATACTGTTCTGTCTTCTATTTCAAACACCGACTACGAAGGTGAGATCAAAAACCAAGGTGATAAGGTTATCATCCGTACTCACGCTACGTTAGTTATCAATGACTATGAGATTGGTCAAACTTTGACCAACCAGCAGCCTATCGGCGGCAAAATAGAATTGCTGATCGACAAAGGTTTGTACTGGTCTGCAATCATTGATGATGTAGTCGCTAAGCAGCAAGATATTGACCAGATGAACGATTGGGCATCTGACGCTGCTGAGCAGATGAAGATCAAAGTTGACACTGAAGTTTTGGCAAGCATTGTCCCTGACATTGACGCACAAAACGTAGGTACTACTGCGGGACGCATCTCTGGCGACATTAACTTGGGCGCAACAGGGGCACCAGTTGTTATAACCAAAGCGAATGTCTTGGAGCAAATCTTGCTGCAAGGTCAGGTTCTTGATGAGCAGAATGTACCAGAGTCAGGACGATTCATCGTACTGCCTTTCTGGATCACTACTCTCTTGAAACTGTCTGACATCAAAGACGCGTCTTTGACTGGCGATGGTACTACTCCGCTGCGTAATGGCCGTGTTGGCATGATTGACCGCTTCACCGTATACAACAGCAACTTGCTGCCTACATACGATGATGGTGGCAACACATGCACTAACATGATCGCTGGCACTAAAGCGGGTCTCACGTTTGCAACTCAGTTGACCAAGACTGAAGAACTGCGTGCAGAAAGCACTTTTGGTGACATCATGCGTGGCCTGATCGTTTATGGACACAAAGTTGTTAAGCCTGAAGCACTCTGCTCGTCTTATGTCGCACGCACTGGTGCGTAAGTACGTTTGACTTTGTTGGGGGCTTCGGCCCCCGCATTTTTTCACCGGAGAGCCTAATGCCCAAATACTTAAAGCACAGAGTTAACGGTGTTGTTTACCCGTTTAATGAAGCCATGTCTAAGAACCCTGCTATGGAACTTATAGATGAGCCTGACCCTCAATTTGCTGTTGCCGCTAATGCTATGAAAGCCGCAAGAAAGGTCGAAACGCTACCAAAAACCCGCAGAAAGCGATCTACTAAAGCTGAAATGCGAGAGAGAAACGATAGCGGCGTTGTCGACTCTACTCCAGATGAAGTTGCGTAATGACGCTATCTGAGCTTATGGATCAACTGCGCTGCGCGACACTGCGCGACACCGCACTACCAAGGCTTTGGTCAGATACTGAATTAGTACGGTACTTGAACCATGCGCAAATGGAGTTTGCAGTGCGTACTCACGCACTTGTTGATGATACAACCCCGGCTACTTGTAAAATTACAACGGTAGCGGGTCAAGCGGTTTACCCTATACACAATTCTGTTGTGATTGTTGCCGAGGCAGGGATCGTTTCCTACGATACCGCCACACAAGAACAAAACAACTTTACTTTGCTAGAAGATAGAACTAGGCATCAGCTCCAGCGTAACTTTTCTAAAGGCCGCCCAGCGGCGTATACAGCACAAGTCCGTACAAATGCAATTCGTTTTTTCCCTATACCCGATGCCGCGTATGACATAGAAATGGTCGTTGCTAGAAAGCCCCTTTATCAAATGGAGCGTGGTAACGACCTACCTGAGATACCTGAGGAATACCATTTGGCTTTGGTAGACTTCGCTGCCTTTCGGGCACTTACAAACAATAATCCTGAGAGTGCCAATATGGCTTCCGGTAAGGAGTTCAAAGCGTTGTGGGATTTGGCAGTCAGAGATGCCAAACGAGCCATCGCTACTCTGCGAGCAGGGGAAAACCCTCAAGCCAGAGGAAATTGGACAGGCAAACAACATAGGTGGTATGGATAATGGCTACTAAGACAAAACCGATGGCGACTGCTATTGACAAAACCGAGCGGCCCCGCGCCTCAAAGACACCACCCAAAATTAATAAGAACTCAACAAAAATTTTCCCTGATAAACCGGGAAGTGCCACGCGTACCCGCCCAGCAGCGCCAACATCGGCTCAAGGAAATAATTATGTAAATCAACAAGTAAAAAGCGCTGCGCAAGCTAGAACACCGCCCACTGCTAAACCTACCCCAAGCACTACTGCTAAGCCCACACCAAGCGCCACTGGCAGCACTACACCGCCTAAAACACCGCCTAAAACACCGGGTAAAACACCGCCTAAAACACCGGGTAAAACACCGGGTAAAACACCGGGTAAAACACCCAGTAGACTTGGCCCAAGACTATTAACACGCGCCCTCCCCGCTGCGCTTGCGGGAGGTTTCGTAGGCGATCAGCTTAGTGAAACAAGCGGCGCTCGTAGCGTACAAGGTGCAGTTGGCGATGCCACCAATTCTGCTCTAGGAATGTTTGGTAGACAATCAAACGACGAACTATCGAACTCTCTGCTTAGTGGTGACCCACAGCAATCAGCAGCGGCCCAAGCAGAAGTTGCAAGGCGGCGGGATGACCCGTCTTGGTATGAAGCTAATGGCTGGTTAGGCAAGGCTGTAGATAATAATTTTGGTGCGGCAGGAGGCGATACTACTTTTAATCAAGGGGTAGTTAGCTCCATAGGTAATATGTGGGACTCTCTTGTTGGTAATGTAGACCCCGCCACAAGTGCAGTAGCTGGCGCTGCGCCAAATATTAAGCCCGATCAGCCAGAAAAGTACCCTTATAATGAAAGAGGTGATAGTGACCAAGGCCCTACGCAACAACCGCCCAAACTGGGTTACGCACAGCCGGGTGACTCTAGGGTAGGCTCAGCATTAAAAAACACCGTCCAAAGCCAAAACGGTTTTAAAGGGATTGACCCTAACGACCCTAACGGCTCAGCTCTGGCAGCAAGAGTAAGTGGCGGCGAGCCGGGAGATGCCGAATACGCACTAAACCAAGGTGCTTTGGCTAACGCGATACGTCAGCGTAGCATTGACGAGAACCGTGGAAATTTTGCTGTTGTCGGGGCAGATACAGGCCCTACTCTCGCACAAATTAATCAGCAGATGTTCGATAACGCACAAGACATAGCGAATACGCTGCCAAGCCAAGCTGACGAGCGTAATAGGTTAAACATAGCTAATGAAAGTTTGGCTTCTCAAGTCAGATCAATGACTAACGCCCAAGGGTACGGTCAAACCGCTAGTTCAAGCCAGTACGCTACAGATATGCGTACTGGGTTAGCGGTAGCTAAGGAAGAAGAAGATAACCGCCAGTTTCGGGAGCGACAAGACCTCGATATTCAGAACGCGGATCGTCTGCGGGTACAAATGGAGGCAGGTCAGCAGGTTTCAGCGTCAGACATACTTGAAATTGGTGAACTAAACCCCAGCGACCAAAGACCTTTGTTGGAAGCCGCGCTAGAAAATAGCTCTGGCGGCAACGCAAACATGATTTTGGCTATGCTGGAAAATATAGGTGGCCCTAACGACCCTAACGCTACCATGTACGAAGGTGGTCTTATAGAGCAGTACGCAGGTGGCGGCATGGTTCCACCTAACGTCGGCGGTCAAGGCATGAGCGCCATGCGTGGCGCACAACAAGCTCAGCCAAGCCAAGCGGACATAGCCAACTATCAGCAGTACGCTGCTAAAGCACAAGAAATGGGCTTAGGTAGTATTGCTTTTGACGAGTACATTACAATGAAAGGTGGCACCGAGAACTTTGCAGAAGGCGGTGTTGTACCTGATTCTCCAGACGCAGCGGGTAAGATGCTTGTTGACCCAAACCCGCAAGCTGGTATTGATTCCATACCCGCAGTAATAGACGGCAATCGACCTGCCAAAATGAACAGCGGTGAGTTTGTGATACCTACTGACGTAGTGTTATTCTACGGGACTGATAAGCTCACGAAAATGATAGAAAAAGCTAGAGTCACCGGAGAACCAGAGAATGCCAATTCAGCTATCGGCGGAGCAACAGGCGCGTAAAAAAGCCTATTTTGACAACAAAACTCAAACTCCAACAGATCAAGGCAGTTACGCTGACGATCTAGGTACAGCCTTCGGTACAGGTGTACGCTCACTTCCCGGCATAGCTACGGGACTTGGTGACGCTGCGCTGGGTGCGGCTTTTGGCGCTGACCGCCCACTAGATCGCATGGCATCTGCTATTGGCAGACGCACTGGTTTTCAGCCGTCCTTAACACAAGCAGCACCTATGACCGCCGCCACACAGGAAGCGCAAGCTGCTGTAGAAAACGCGAAAGGTTTTAGTAATACGCTCGGCGCTTACATAGATAACCCCCGCGCTATAGGTACAACCATAGCTAGTTCTGCCGCCCCTAGCCTTATTGGTGGTGTAGGCGGTGGAGTTGGTGCCGCTCTCGCCAGATCAGCAGTAGCCAAAGGCTCTACCTCACTCTCAGCTAAAGCACTCGCAAATCCTTTTATCGCTGCTGGAGCTGGTGAAGGTGCAGTTATAGCTGGCTCACAAATGAATGACATAGACCCCACAGTTGATCCACGCAGGGCGGGTTTATCAGCTCTTGCGGCAGGTGTAGGCGGTGCGATTATTGGCGGAGGCGGTGCTAAGTTAGCTAGTAAAATGGGTGTTGGTGATCTTGAGCTGCTGTTCCAAGGTGGTAAAGGACGCGGCGTTTTACCCGTAGGTCAGGCAGGTAAAGGCATAATAAAACGCATACTTGGTGGTGCTGCGGTAGAAGGTGTTTTCCAAGAGATGCCACAATCTGCACTGGAAGGTTTGACAACTAACTGGGCAGAGGAAAAGCCACTATTCCAAGGGCTAGGCAAACGAGCTGCCGAAGGTCTCATTACTGGCATGGGCATGGGCGCAATAGTCGGCCCCTTTGGTACGGCCCGCAAAGCACCCACTGAGTCAACTGACTTACTAGGTAGTCAGGCGAAGCCTACTCCATACGCGCCG